TCATGTCCTCGTAAGTGCCATTTTTGTTCACTATCACCCGTGCGCTATCAGGAGGGGTTAACCCTGCCTGCTGGTAGTGGAAGGCGATGTTGGTGGTGTAGTTGATAGTCGCAACCGGCTGTCGGGCTATCCTGACTCCGTGCTGTTTCAGGGCTTGCCAGAAGATTCTGTCCCCGATCTTGGACAGATGCTTGAGCTTCCACATCCAAGCTGAGATGTAGAAAAAGGCACGCTTGTGGATCAGGAAACAGTTGGTGTCGTTGAAGTGCTCACCGTCTGACTCCTTGTCTACCTGCAGGTACTTGCCCTCAGGTGTGTACAGGCGTCTGGGCATGGTCACGACATCTGCGCCGGTCTTCTCCAGCGTTTCTACAGCCCTTTCCAGATGGGTGGGTTCCCACCAGCAATCGGCATCCAGAAAGGCTACAGCGTCGTAATCCTGCGCAGCAGCTACTGCTGAGGCGACTGCTCTCGGGGTATCCCCGTAGTCGCCGCAGTTAGGCAACTTCAGGTGTTCTGCGTTCCAGTTGTCCACATACGGCTTGGGATGCCCGTCTGCTACTAGAAAATGATGGTGGTTGACATGGCTTTGCTTGATAACGCTGCGGTGGCACCTCCAGAGGATCTGGAAGTCCTCCTTGTAGTAAGGCGTGATAACTGCAACCCTCATGTTCAGCCCCCGTACATGCCTATGCGCCTGAGATAGTCGCTGACGTTCCTGCCAACAGCAAGCTCTTCAGGGGTGAACTCTTCCTGCTTCTTGCTGATGTCTTTGGTCACCTTCTGCATGATGAGCCGGGGCTGAACCTGTTCTGCGTAGGCTACCGCTGCCAGCGCACTTGCTATCACCCGGTCATCCTTGCCTCTGCCAGGAGCCCCGATAGTCCCGCCCTCCCGAGTGATACCCTTCATCTCCTCCAGCAGATCCATGCTGACCACTTCCATCATTCCCCGCTCAAAGTAGTCCTTCATATAGTTGAGCATCCGCTCCTTCGTGGAGTGTGTAGTCAGGTAGCCGATACTGCTGGACAGGCCACCCAGCGTGTCGTTACGCCTCCAGATGTAGTGGCTCATGCTGCCCAACACATCCAGCAGCCCCCGGCCTGCAGCACCTCCCAAACTTACCGCCATGCGCTTGAGGTTGCGCAGTTCGTTGATAACAGCCTGACCTGGGCCGTTGACCTCAAGGTTGAGGGTGCTGTTCTTGTAAGCGCCTGCAAGGTGGGCTATTACCCAGGCGAACTGGTAAGTGTTGAGTTCCGAGGTGGCAAACTCTGCTACCTGATCCAGACCGTCTGCGTATACCCGGTAGACCTGAATGCAGAACCTGTCTGCCCAGTCTGAACTCCCGTAGGCCGGATCTGCCCCGATAACGTAGTAGGCGTTGTCCAGCGGCTGCTCCCAGATCTTGAGCGTTGCTAGCCTTTCCGTGCTGCGCAGCACCTCCGTGTCCTGGAACAGCTGCCCGAAGGCGTAGCGGTAGCACTCGGGAACCTTCGCCTTTGCCTGCTTGGCAGCGTCGGTACAGCGGGCGTTGGAAAAGAAACTCGTGCCCGTCATCACGAAGGCGTAGTTCTCCGTAGGCGGGAACTCCTGGTACATGAGCGCATCGTCCTTGATGCCCTCTGCCATTTTCCAGCGCCACCACGCCATCTGACGGCTGTTTATCTCTACCCCGTACAGAGCCTTGATCTCCTTCACCCACTCCTTCTCTTCGGAGTTGAGCTTCCCGTCCCAGTACACCTTGTAGACCTGACTCTTGGCGTCCACGCTGTACAACTCGTTCCTCCACCAGCCGCAGAAGATGGCCCGCTGGGTCTTAGCCCGCTTGGCAGTGACGTACATATCGTGGAACATGTTGAAACCCTGAGCCGTACTCTCAAACATGTACAGGCGCTCAGGGTTTGTCTCCGCAAGAGAGGCGATAAGGCTCGCCAGACCCTCCTCGTTGCCCCAGGAAGCCGTTTCCGTGCCGTGCAGGTAGGTGATGGCCTTGCCCTGCCCCAGACGGCTCTTGTTGCCTGCGATCTGGTAGTAGATACGGCTACGGTTCTTCAGCACCATCTGGTTGCGGTTGTGAGCCACCAGCGGAATCTTGTACTCCTTGGGCAACCCCTCCATGTACATCTGAAGGGTGCTGCGGAACATATCCCTGTTCTCTTCCGTATCCGCCACCAGCGTGCCCTGCCACCCAGGATGCGTGAACTGCCAGTACAGATCCAGCGCAAGGCTGATAGTGGTGATACCCAACTGCCGGCCCTTCAGGATGACGAAGAAATGCTTGTCGTCCTTCAAACCCTGCGTGATTTCCTGCATCACATATTTCTGCGTACCTAGCGGCTCTCCAAGAGGAATAAGCCCCTTCTCCTTACTCTCAATCCTGAGTTGGGCGCAAAAACGCCAGAACTTGTTGAGGTCGAAATTCATGTCTTCTTTCTAGCGCCGTCAAAGTCGTCCAGGTTCCAGTTAGATATATCCCGGCATACCTCTTTATGACGGGCACATCCCAGTAACTCCTGGTACATAAGTTCGCTGTACTCCTCCTTCCACCTCGCCGCCAACTTCCGTTTCGCAGACGGGCTCACACAAGCCAGCGCCCTCCTCATCTCCATCTGCAGCCTCTTCCGGGTGCGGTAAAGCTGCTCTTCAACCGACTCGCCAGACACGAATCCACTCCCCCTCCAACCTCGCGATGAACTTCCTCCCCAGCCGCCTACCAGCCCTGAAGTTGGCGTTGTAAACCTTCTGCTTGTCAGAAGGCTTGTCATACGGCACCTCAAACCACTCCCCTACCTGCATATCCGCATGAGGGTACCGGTACACCGTCTTCAGCGGCACCCTCACCACCTCACGCATCACCTGCAACTGCTCCACAGCACTACTCCCAACTAATCACTCTGTACGCAGTATACACACGGTAGACGAAAAAAAACCCGCTAGGCACAGGCTCTAGCGGGCTAACGGCACTGCGGTGCCACAGGGAGGAGACCAAGGAGTACAGACCACAGGGTAGCACAGACAAGACTCCCCCAAGAAAAATTTCCTTATGGGTGGGTCACTGTGGGGGGCACGCAAACACCCACCCCCCTGGCCCATCGCATCGGCCGTCTGAGCTGGTGCGGGCCTGCCTGCCGAGCCTTCCCGTCCCGTCCCAAACCCGTCCGGAAGGGGCAGGGAAAGCCTCAGGAAAGGGGGGAAGGGGGACCTAGTCCGAACCCCCAAGGGAAGCCCCAAAGCCCCTAGATTGTCATCCTAGGGGGGGTAGAGTGACATTCCCCCCGAGACGTCTCCTAGTGCTTTCGGACAGGGGCTACTTACAGACTAGACTACAGACACCCTATAGGTTGTTAGGTAGAGTGTAACGCAGGAATTCCCGACTAGTCTAGTAAAGCTTTCTTCCTACCCTAACCATAGTGCTACACTCTCTCTACTGTCTAGGCAGTCTAGACACTCTACAGGAGGTTCCACCATGATCCGTTCCCTCTCTCTTCAAGCCCTGCGCCTAGTCGCTGCTGTCGTCGCATCGTTTGGTGCCCTTGGCGTTTGCTTCGCTGCTACCCTGTCCCGCCCCTATGGGATGGATGCTGCGGTTGCAGTGTTCGTAGGTTCCCTCTTCGCTACCGTAGTCGGCTGCATCGTCGCTACCGTTTGCACGCACTACTTGGAAGCCTGACACCATCCGCCTAGCCTCCACAGGGGGCTATGGGATGCTGTCCCAGCATCGTCAACATAGGAGGTTCCGCCATGCAAGTTCCCCATCTTCTCGCTACTGACAAGGCGCAAGGCCTTGAGTGCTGGTCAACTTGGGACGAAGGCGCTGAGGTTTACGAGCTTTGGGCCAGTTCCGATTGCGACGACTACATCGGATACGCTGACACCCGCGCCGAAGCTGTGCGCGTTGCGCGTGCATGGTTCGCTGATCGGGCCAGCTACTGACAACATCCGATAGCACCCGCCGGGGTGCTACGGGATGTCGTCGTGACATCTTTTACAGGCAGTGCCACCATGATCAATCCGTACCGTGCCAAGCTTCGTGAACTTGGTCTTCCCTATCGTCCGATCCTCGGGGAGTCTTCCGCGAAGACTGTCAAGGGTGAACGGATCGGTTTCCTTACCGGCATCCTCTACCTAACCCCGGATGACGAGCTTTGCCCCCTTGCCAAGCTTGCCGGATGCATGGCCCCATGCTTACGGAATGCTGGCCGGGGAGCTTTCGATTCCGTGCAACGGGCCCGGGATGCGAAAACCGCATTCTTCCGCGAGAACCGCGAAGCTTTCATGCTCTCGTTTGCAGCCGACGTATGGTCCCTGGTGCGCAAAGCTTCCCGGATTGGAATGCGTCCCCTAGTGCGTCCCAATGGCACCAGTGACATACCTTGGGAAAACATCCCTGTCATTGACGGGAAGAACCTATTCCAGTTGTTCCCGGACGTAATGTTTTATGACTATACAAAGCACCCTAGCCGAAACCTAGATGGTAAGACTGCGGGTAACTACGATTTAACCTATTCGTTTTCGGGTATCACCCCGAAACCGATATCCCTCAAGGGTCTGCAGAACCCGCACAACAAGCGTACAGCTGTCGTCTTCCACAAGCGAGAAGAGATTCCCTCAAGCTTCCGGGGTTGGCCCGTAGTTGACGGTGACGACACGGATGTTCGGCACATTGAACCCTCCCGGGTTGTCGTCGCCCTCTACGCTAAGGGCAAAGCAAAGCACGATACGAGCGGGTTTGTACAGCGTATCGGCGTCCACTATTGAGGGAAGGGGTTGACCATGAAATTCGCTCATATCAACCCCGATTTATCGGTTCGGGTTTGCTCGCATCGTGATGGAAGGGATGGGGGGTGGACTACCCTGCCCTTCCCCGCACACTGGTTAGCCCGTAAATGGGTCCGGATTCAGGGTTATACCCTGGTGGAAAAGCTTCCCTCATGGGAAGAAATTTGCAACGCATAGAGGGGAATTGCCATGCTCGCACGTTATCCCGGGCGCTGCGCCCGTACTGGTGCGCCTATCCGCCCTGGTGACACTATCACCCCGCTGGGGCGGAAACGCTATGCCCTGGCGCAGTCCGAACTCGTGGACACGCTAGACCCTGATCTAGCCCTAGCGGAGTCCCTGGACCCTGAGCTAGCGCAGTCCGACCCTGAGTCGGCTGCTGCTGCGGGCCGGTATCTCCGGCAGTCCCTGCAACGGGGTGTCTCTCATGTCTGGCAGTCCGGCGGGAGGGAGTTCTACCGGAACCGTAGGGGCCGCTGCGAGGATGCGCCCTGCTGCGGATGCTGTACCGCATAAGGGGACGGATCATGATCATTTATCAGCATGAGTCGGACACGGACGGGCTGTCCGTGACAGTCTCGGCAGACTGGTCGGCAGGGAAGTTCACGGTGCAATTCCGGGACACGGATGCGGATGCGGTAATCGAAACCCGCACCTATTCCAATCCGGAGTCTGCACTCTGGTTCGCCCGTAGGCTGGTGCCAGCATGACACCCGCGCCTAAGCCCGAGAAGGGGCCTTCCTGGCCCTTTCCTACCGTTCCCCTTCACTACCCCTCACTTCCCCCTGCCCTGCGCCCCGTACGGGCTCCTAGGGCTCCCCGTCAACCCCTGCCGGACACCCCGGCGCTGTTCTGAGGATGCACCATGATCGTTTATGACCTTATCGACGCGCTCACTTGGGCGCTATCCCAGATCGAGGATGATCTGGATCCGGACCACCAGGAAACCCTGCAGGCTGCTCGCGCAGCCCTCGCAGCCGCTCAGGAGGCCCAACATGGATGACTGGCCGACAACCCGGAAGTACCCCCGCTCCCTTCAGGAAGCATTCCCGCACGCGCGGGAGCATGCATATCCCGTAGAGCGGTTCCGCTATCCCCTGTCATGGCTAACCCGCTGGGCAGGGCCTATCCTGGCTCTGACAATCGCTAGCGCCCTCGCGGGTGCCCTCTTCGTTTGGTGGAGTAACCCCTATGCATAAGACCCCTTCCGATTCTGAGTCCGTGTGCTGCCACGGTGACTGTAACCAGGGACGATGCTGCCCACGGTACGTGGTAGAGAAGTCAGGCAGGGAGGTCCAGGTGACGATCCTGCTCTGCGCATTGGTAATCTCCCTGATGCTGCTGTTAACCTGGATTCTGAGATGACAGACGCCCTTATTGACTACGCCCAGCACTTGATGCGTATAGAGACGATGGCCCGTGACTGTCACGACCACTGCCTAGCCAAGTCTTACGAACAGGCTGCCGAGGTGGCACTTCAGATACGCGCAGAGGCCCGGCTGCTGGAACTGACCCTCCGGGAGATGGCCGCTCAGGAAGCCCGTCTAGAGGACCGGCTGCGCAGGATCAGGGAGCGGACTTGACAAGCTCACGCGGGTGCGGGTATCTTCCGCCCCGTTGGAACAGACCCAGCACTAAAGCCCTAGAGAAACCATCCGCCCCGAAAGGGGGTCTGTCGGGTGGCTCCTTTAGGGCTTTTTTGTTGACTGTGCCGAGTGTTTTCCACTACAGGATGGAACGATGCCAGCACGGAAGAAAGCCCCCACAAGACGAACTCTCGTGCAGCCCTTGCACGACGCGGCCAAGCCAAGCTTTGCCGTGTTCATGCGCTCCACTACTGGACACAGCGCAAAGTTCACCCGATTGCACGATTCCCTAGAGTCTGCCGTTGACATGGCTCGGCAGCACGCCGCACAGGCAGCCAGTCACGGGCATCTTGACTTCACCTTCTACGCCATCGAAATCAAGCATCGCGTGGGCATTGAACACGGGATGCTGGTGGACGAGCCCATCAAGTGATTACCCCTCCCGGCGGGTAGTCGGGCGTACTCCGCACGTTAGCAAGAGCCCCTGTCTGTGGCTGCGCGGAAGGAAAGCGGATCAGCTGCCCACGGGGGCACGGCTGCGCGAGGGTTCCACCCCAAGCGATAAACGGGCATCTAGGCTGATATGGCAGAGCGGGACTGCACAACCCGGCCCGATAAATAAAGCAGTGGAAGGCATAACGCCCACAAGCCTATGCCTACAGCCCCCAGGCTGGACGCTGTGCGGATCATCATCCCTAGCGTGGCCCCGGCTATGGAGAACCTAGACGGATAACCTAGAGAACAAGTCAGGAATTGACCTACACTAGGTAATCAGTCTACACTTATCACGCACTCACAAAGGAGGTTCCAAGTGCAACATCCCAAGCTCTGCAAAGACTGCCGCTGGCACCAGCCCAGCCCTCATACCGACTCCAAGACCAATCTTGATTCCTGCGTGCGCCCAGGCGCAGTGTGGGCGATTGTTGATGTCGTCAGGGGTCACCACCATCCTGCTCAAGCGTTCTCGGAACGCACCTTTGAGAGCCGTTCAGGTAACTGTGGCCTTGAGGCCAAGTTCTGGGAGCCGCATCCCGATACCTTCATCACCACAGAGGAGGCCGAAGATGGCAACCCCAGCTTCTGATTTCACGCCCGAGGCACGGGCACAGGCATGGTGGAGCGGTGACAGCCGCAAAGCCGCAGACGGGAAAGCCAACGAGGCTATCCTGATCAAGCTCGGCAAGATGGACCCTCCAGACTTCTCCGACAACGAGGCAGTCCAGATGGGCCACGTTATGGAGCCCGTTATCGGCAGGCTCGCCCAGGCCAAGCTCGGGGTGGAACTCAACAAGATTGATCATGCCTACGCCCACAAGCAGCACCCGTGGATGCGCTCACACTTCGACTTTGTAGGCGAGCAGGACGGGCAGACGATTCTGGTGGAGGCTAAGAACTACGGCGCACACCAGCGCAAGAAGTTCGACCCCGAGACTGGCGTCATGCCCCTGCCGGACTACGTCCAGTGCGTCCACGAGGCTGCGGTGTTCGGGGTGGATACCGTCTATCTGGCGGTGCTGTTCGGCGGTCAGGAGTTCACGCTTACCAAGGTGGATGTCAGCGACCAGGACAAGGACGACCTTATCCGGCAGATGGCCGTCTACTGGGGACACGTTCAGGCTCAGAACCCGCTGCCTCCTGAAACGCCTGAGCAGGCCCGCATCCTCTACCCTGTCAGCAAGCCTGGGGTGGTAGAGGCCAGCAGGCAGCTGGAGGCTGACGCTGCCAAGCTCCGGGAAATCAAGGCGGCTATCAAACGCCTGGAAACCGACGAAGCCACGCTGTCAGCCCGCATTCAGGAGGCTATGGGTACGCGGGAGACGCTTGTAGACGTAGCGGGTACGGTGCTGGCAACCTGGAAGTCAGCGGAACCCAGCAAGAAGTTCAACAACGCTCTCTTCCAGAAGTCCATGCCCGACATCTACCAGCAGTACATCCACGAGGTGCCGGGTAGCAGAAGGTTTTTGGTGAAAGGTTAATCATGTCTAGCAACTCTCTCATCCCTATTGGCGACGTTCGGCAGATGGCCGAAGTCGCGTCCAAGTCCAAGATGTTCGGGTTCAAAAACCCGGAAGAGGCTATGGCAATCATGCTGCTGTGTCAGGCTGAAAACCTGCACCCATACATCGCCATGCGCGACTTCCACTGCATCCAAGGCCGTCCTGCCCTCAAGACCGACGCCATGCTGGCAAGGTTCCAGCAGGCAGGCGGGAAGGTGGAGTGGAAGACCTACACCGACGACGAGGTGACGGGCGTCTTCTCTCACCCTCAAGGTGGAAGCCTGACCGTCACCTGGACGATGAAGCAAGCCAAGCAGATCGGGCTGGCAGGAAAAGACAACTGGAGGAACTATCCCCGAGCCATGCTGCGGGCAAGGTGCATCTCTGAAGGTATCCGCAGCGTCTACCCAGGCTGCGTGGTGGGGGTGTACTCCGTCGAGGAGACGCAGGACTTCACGGATGCCCCGCAGAAGCCTCCAGAAGCCACTACAAGCCTTCAAGACCTGCCGATGGTGGAAGAGGTCTCTGCAGACGAGACGGAGCTTCCTGTGGCCCTGATTACGCCGACAGGTGAAATCTACGGGCGGTACAAGGATAACGAGGAGTTCTGCGAAGCCTACGCGAGTGTGGTGGGCAAGCTGGTAAAGGCTCGCATCTCTGAGGAGATCAAGAAAGAAAAGCAGAAGGCTCTGTGGCAGGCCAACACCGCCACCATCCAGGGGATGACTGCGCAGCAGCGCACGAACCTGCGTGGCCTTGTTGTGGGGGAGGGTGGAACTCTGGATTTCCCAAAGTCGCAGCCGCAGGACGGGACAGAAACCAGCGAGACAGAATTCTGAGCAGGCTACAGCTTGGCCCGCTTACGCCGCAGCAAGCGTGGCGTGACGGGCTGGGCACCCGACTTGCGGCACAGATCCTGAAGTTGAAGAAGGCTGGCTACAACATCACCACCGAGATGGTTCACATCCAGGGCGTGCAGTACGCCCGGTATCACCTGCATGAAGGAAAGAAAGATGAGTGATTGGCAAAACCGTGACAAGCCCCAAGACCGACACATCGCCCGTCCTGGTACGGGAGTGCTGTTCTGGGAACCGGAAGATGAGCGCAAGTCCGAGAAGAGCCCGGACTACAAGGGGCACCTCCTGCTGGACCGGGACTACCGCAAGGGGGAGAAGGTGAAGATCAGCGCCTGGAGGAAGCAAACCAGCAGGGGCACTGACCTGATCAGCCTGTCCGAGGACACGGGCTACAAGGACTGGAAGGACGGCAAGGCCGCAGAGCGTGAGCAGGTTAAGAACACGCCTGTAGAGGTCAAGCGCGGCTATGCAGCGCCTAAGCAGCGTCAGCAGGGCGACTACGACGACGATGACGTTCCGTTCTGATCTAGGTATGTAGGGGGTAGGAGAAATGATTGCCAACCACATGACTCAGCGGATGCTGGACACGCTGCAGATCGTCAAGCGGTTGGAGCCCTGCACCGCTCAGGAAGTCGCTGACGAACTGGGGGTGCAGATGGCTTCTGCTAGGACGTATCTGCAGAACCTGAAGTCAACAGGGTATGCCAAGACTAACGGCTGCAACCGCTGGTCTAAGTGGACAACCTGCAGCGTTGAACCAGAAATTCCTGAGATTGTTCAGGCAGCAAGCGTCTGGGAGTACGCGGCCAGATACCGCATGTCGCAGGAGGCAGCATGAGCACGTTGCGCGAAGCCGCCCAGCAGGCGCTGGAGGCAATGGACAAAGCCACACGCTACATGAGCGACTCGGACTACATGAAGCTGAACCAAGCAATTGACGACCTCAAGGTTGCGCTGGAGCAGGAGGAGCCCAACAACGACTGCCATGCCCAATGCATTTGTCAGCGCAGTGGGTACAGCATCGGGGGCATCACCCCCGCCGAACTCAGCGCAGCCCTCGGCTGGCCTGGGGGCATCAGCACTCCGGTGCTGGGCAAGGTGGAGTTGTTGAGGATGGTGGCGCAGCAGGAGCAGGAGCCGGTGGCGTGGCGCTACCAAAACTCCAACACCGAGCGAGAGTATCTGGTTTGGAATAAGGGTACTGGTGGACGTAACTGGACGCCCCTCTACACCCACCCACTCCGCCGCGAGTGGCAGGGGCTGATGAATAAAGAGATTGTGCAGATTGTCACCGACAATCTTACGGGCGGCGACTGGATAGATGTTGCCCGCGCCATCGAGCAGGCGCTGAAGGAGAAGAACAATGGGTAAGTGCGAACATGGCCTGACCAGCCGCGAGTGCTACGTCTGCGCGTCTCCGAAGCATGGTAAGGCGCCGCAAGGCGGGGCTGATGCACTGCGGCTGGCTGATGCGATGACAGCGCAAGTCGAGGTTGGTGGGGGCGACTTGACGGAACTGGAGGAGGCAGCCGCCGAACTGCGCCGGTTGCACGCTGAGAACGAACGCCTAACCACGCTGCTTGCCGATGTGGGGCAGGTTGAGGCTGAGTTGGCTGAAAAGAGCGATGAGGTGCATCGCCTGCACGCCCTAGTCGCAGCCTGCGAGCCGTACCTGAAGGAGGACGAGACCCCCGTCGAGCGCATCGAGCGTGAGTGCCGGGACACGGAGGCTGTGTGTCGGCTGTACGCCAAGGAGCGGGAGAAGAATCAGGAACTGCTGGAGGCGTTGAAGCTGGCGCTGTCTGCGCACGGCGTGATGCTGTTGTCAGACCCACCGCAGGAGGCGTGGAAGGCCTACGGTGTGGAGCAGAAGGCCCGCGCCGCCATCGCACGGGCAGAAGGAGGGAAGGGATGAGCAAGCACACACCGGGGCCGTGGAGAGTCGAAGCAGATGGGGTAATCGTCGGTCCAAGTAACGGCTTCTCGCCCTTTGGTGGGTGCGGGTGTTGTGACTCACCGTGGATGAACGGACATGATGGGGAAGCCTGTCAAGCCAACGCCCGCCTGATCGCCGCCGCGCCGGAACTGCTGGGGGCGCTGAAAGACATGGGTGCACGCTACGGATTGACCGAGCAAGCCCGCGCCGCCATCGCCAAAGCGGAAGGAGAACCGAAATGAAGTACCGCAAGAAGCCCGTGGTCATTGAAGCCCGCCAACTTACCAAAGACTCGCTTTTCCCCCTCATGCACTGGATTGACGCAGAAGGCGGCAAGACGGGCGAATGGTGTTGGGATGAAAACGACGACCAGTTCATCGTTGAAAGATACTTGACCATTGAAACGCTTGAGGGAAACCACAAAGCTACCGAAGGTGACTGGATCATTAAAGGCATTGCGGGTGAGTTTTATCCCTGCAAGCCAGACATTTTTGCGGCCACCTACGAGTGTGTGGAGGAAGCATGACCACATGGAGAAAAGGCCCGCCGCCTTCTGTCGGCTGGTGGCCTGCGAGTTACTGGGAAGACGAGCGTGTTCTGCGATGGTGGAACGGCGAATGGTGGTCAAGGCCGGCAGAACAAGGGTTTGAACTACATCAAGTGGCCGCAACCGCAGACATCAAAGACCCCTGCTTCAAGGACATCGAATGGACAGACCGGCCCGCATCGTGGCCCGAAAGGTCAAGAACATGACCCGCCAATCCAAGCACAAACACCGCGTCACCCGGCTGATGCTCAGCGTCATTGCTACACGCCTGTACGACGATGAAATCATGGCTGTGGTTGCCGAGGCAAGAGGGCAAGCAGCATGACCAACGCCGAACTCGACACCCTATGGTCCCGTGCAGAGCAGTTCAGCGGCGGCTTCACCCGGTATCGCTTTGCCGCCCTCGTCGCCGCAGCCGAGCGCAACCGCATGATCGCTGACGGCTGGCGGCAGTGCGCCCAGGGTCAGCGGACCACGCAGTTCTGCGCCGTGGCCGAGCAGGAGCGCGAGCACTTCAATCGGGAACGCGAGCAGTACGCACGGTGGTTTGATGAAACCGCTGACGACATAGCGAAGGACTACAAGACCCGCGCAGCCGCCATCCGCGCAAGGAATAACACATGAAACCCACACAGTTTGTCATCTCTAACGGGCACCTAGGAGAAGTTCGCGTCTGGCTGGACACTGATGACGAAGGACCAGAGTTCACGTTCGGGATGGACGGTCCTGAGTTTGCCAACTACGTCTACTTCACTCTGGAAGGCCTCAGAAACGCCTGTAAGGCCGCAGAAGCCCTGCAGAGGGCAGAAGGCTGGGATAAGCCAGAAAAGCCCGTATGAGCCCTACACAGCGCACGCTTGCCTATCTACGTGAGGAGGGCTACCACGCGGAGGTGGTGGAACACTGGAACAGCTTCGTGCGCAGGCGGTTCGACCTGTGGGGGTGGTGTGACGTACTAGCCATCCGTGAGAATGAAGTCCTGGCTGTGCAGTGCACCTCTGAAGGCGTGGCTGCACGACTGAAGAAGATAGAAGAATCCCCCACCTTGCCGCTTGTCAGGAAGGCAGGCATCAAGATCTGGGTTATGGGCTGGAGGAAGAACTCCAAAGGCCGGTACGTCCACCGTATTGTGGACATCTCTTGAAGAGGGTATATGTCTGACAAGCAACCACACGTTCCAATCACCAAAGAACGGATTGAAAGCAAGGTGCTTCGCATCCCAGAAGCAGGCTGCTGGATTTGGATGGGCTCAACTCAAGTTCGTGGATATGGAGAACTAATCTCTGCGGGCAAGAAGTACTACGCACATCGAGCCAGTTACTTGGCGTTTGTTGGAGAGATTCCCAAGAAAATGTATGTGTGCCACGCTTGCGACAATGTTGCTTGCGTCAACCCTAACCATCTGTTTCTTGGGACGCAAAAAGACAACTTGCAAGACATGGCAAGAAAAGGACGAAGCACTCTCGGAACAAGAAACGCGCGAGCCAAGCTGACAGAAGCTCAGGCACGAGAAATCAAACAATCTTCACTTGCATCTTCTGAGCTTGCAAAGCGATTCAATGTTTCAGTCTCAGCAATTTCTAGCATCAAGCGAAACGAAAGGTGGAGCCATGTCTGATAAACAACCTCATATTTTTGTAGCAACTCCAATGTTTGGAGGCGTCTGCACTGGGCACTTCACGCAGTCCCTGCTGCAGATGGTGAACACGCTAGGCAGTCAGAACATCGCGATGACGTTCTGCCTGACGATGAACGAAAGTCTGATCCAGCGTGCCCGCAACGCACTTGCTTTCCAGTTCCTGAAGCGGGAAGACGCCACGCACCTGATGTTCATAGACGCAGACATCAAGTTTGATCCGTCTGACATCGTTCACATGGTCAACGCAGACAAGGGCATCATCTGCGGGCTGTACCCCAAGAAGGAAATCAACTGGCCGTTTGTTGCCAAAGCTGTACGAGAAGGCGTGCCCGACAACGAACTCAAGAACTTCACAGGGTCTTTCGTGGTGAACCTGCCTGACGGCCAGAGTAGCATCACCACCCCGCTCAACCAGCCCTTCCCGATCCTTAACGGAGGAACCGGGTTCATGCTCATCAAGCGTGAAGTGCTGGAAGACATGGCTGAACATCTGCCGTACTACATCAACGATGTATCCGACCTCAACGGCCAACTCAACCAAGACAAGATCATTGAATACTTCCCTGTGTTTATTGAGCAGGAAAGTAAGCGCCTACTATCAGAAGATTTTGCCTTCTGTACGTTGGCTCGTAAGCGTGGTCATGTCATCTGGGCTGCGCCGTGGGCAAAGCTAAGTCACATCGGGAGCTACGTCTTCGACGGCAGGCCAATCCCGGCACCATAGGCTTTGCGTGCCCCGTCTGCGGGGCCTGGACACACGTTCTGCGCACTCTCGCTCCTGCTAGGCAGAGGGAGTGCGGAAACGGTCACAGATT